TAGTATCTACAAAATTCTGGTCAGGATACTTACCAATCCCCATCACACAGTAGCGCCCTTCCGGTGGCAGTACCGTATCTAGTAGATCGAAAGATGACATGTTTTACTTTATTTGGATGGTGGCTTGGGTATGGTTTATGTAATCGCTAATGGCTTCATCGTAGCTATGGTAGGGGACAGAATCCCCCTTGAACCAATTGTAGATAGTCATCCGAGTTACCCCGAAGAACCCTGCAACTTCACTAACGCTGATGTTTGCGCGGATACAAACACGACCCAAGGCCACACCCAAAGACTTGATGCTTGCTTTTCTATTTGCGTACACCAAGCTTTGGCTGTAACCATAGGGCATATTAATCCTCGTCACTCCAAGCCTTCACCACAGAGTCAAGGTCTTTCTTGACAGTAGGCTTAGGGTCGGCTTTCTTTTCACGCTTAGTGGGTTCTTCAATAGGAGACTCAACTTTAGGCGCGGCGGCTTTTGGTGCTTCTAACTTAGCGGCTTTACCCGCCATGTCAGCTTGGTATGGTGTCATAACGACCATCTTCAGCACGTCAGGCTTCTTAGCTACTTCGCTAGTCACAGCGTATTGAGCTTTGTTAATGTAGCCAGTCGGCGTGAACAACACAGACTGGTTATCGTTCTCTTCGTTGAAGCTAATCTGCGTAACAACGTAGTCCAAGCTCTTGCCGTTGTTGGACAAGTACTTAGAGTAGTTTTCAAAGGTGTGTGAATTTTCACCAGTACCGTCACCGAACAAGGACTTAGAAGCCAAGTTCATTTGATAGACTTCGCCTTCAAGTGAAGTACCAAAATCTTCTTCTAACACAAGCGCAATGCGACGTGAGTAACGGCAAGCCTTTGAGTTGCCCATACCTGAACCCTTGGTGTTTTGGGTGCAGTTATCGCAACGCTCAGCTTGTTTGTTTGTTGAACCATCATCAGGCGTACGACCATCATTAGAGAAGCAGTCGGGCGCAGTCGGCTCGGCATCGGGGCTCCATGCTTTTGCATAGAATATACGACCCACGGCAGGGGACGCATTAACGATGATGGCGTTCAGGTTGCCCTTGATCTTGCCCATCTCTTCACCGCCGACCGTCTTACGGAAAATTCCGTTTTTAGGCACGATGCGCTTAACGCCAGACTTACCGGCAAGTTGTTTTGTAAGCTCGCTAACACCTGCACTTTGCAGGAAGTCGGGGAGGTCTTGGTTGAGAATAGTAAGATTACTCATTTCATTTTTCCTTAGAACGTCTAACAACCACGGTATAAGCATTCTCCACATTGAGACCAAGTGGAAGAACTGTGGGATTCTCAGATAAAAACTCCTTCATGTTTGTTTGATGAAGTCTCTTCTCTAACAGGCCAAATGCACCATGCTCCTCTATGAAGTCGTACATTGAATCCCAATCATTCGTCCAGTACCGTGACTTTACCGAACGAATAATTGTGCCGTGTGGGGTGCGAATGCTATCAGCATTCATGTCTTTGCATATATCAAGCATCTGTGCTTCTAACACTTCCGCTTGCTCTTTGAGGTCGTTGTCTTCAGCTTCAAACATGCGCTTGTTGTCGGCACGCTTGTCTCTGATCTTGATGTAGATAGACGTTAGCTTTGCTAAGTCCATGGGGGTGACTCTATCCTTGACTTCTTCGTCCATCTGATTCTCCTAATGGTTGGGTGTGTGGCAGTAGCAGTTCACATGAAGCAGTGTTTTCAAAACATTTACCGTCAACAATGGCGCTAACCCATTGCCCACCACTGCCACACAAATACAAGTGTACTCTAACTTTTTACATTGTCAAGAGTTTCCGAAGAAATTTCTTGTTTGTACAGATCAATTACTTTTTGGTGATTGTTGATGTTGCCCTGAAGCATCGTGTACATCTTAGCCTCGATGGGGCTACCCGTAATGTGTACGACTGTCATGTTATTAACTTGCCCGGGGCGGTCGATACGTGCGTTGGCTTGCAAGTACGTTTCAACACTTGTGCATGGAGCATACCAAATAATTGTGTTGGCGGCAGTTAGAGTTAACCCGTGTGACGCCGCCTTCGGTTGGATGATTAATACTTTTGGTTCTGGTTGCTCTTGAAACTGCTTGACAATATCTGAGCGTTTGTTTACAGGAACCGAGCCGTTAATTACTTCGCAGGTAATATTGTGTTTCTGCAAGTGCTTCTCAAGTAATTCAATCGTATGCGTAAACGGAACGAACACAAGCACCTTGTGGCTTGACTCTTCAATTACCTCTTGCACTACGTTGAGCCTATTGCTCACGTCAAACTCAATGACTTCGTTCGTATCCGTATACACCGCACCTCCAGCTATTTGCAAGAGTTTGTTAATTTGTACGGCAGCATTAACTGCTGATACTTCTTCGCCAGCAGCCTCAATCAACATCTGCTTCTTTAGTATGTTGTAGAACTTTAACTGCTGCGGTGTCAATGGTGCATCTCGTTCAACGAATGTAACGGGCGGCAAATCAAGGCAGTCGGCTTTCTCAAACCGAATGGCGGGTTGTAATGCTTTGTGAACGATGAGTTGTGCAGTTGGTTTGGGTATCCACTTGTACATAGTGAGCTTCATCATCACTGTGTCTCGGAACTGACCAAAGAAAGGCGACACACCCTTGGGGTTCACAAGCTTTGCTAATCCGTAAGCATCCACAGGCGACTGTGCGGCAGGCGTACCCGTCAACATCCACAAGCCTTTGATAACTTTTGTTAGATCACGCAAGTCTTTCCAACGCTCGGTCTGTGCGTTCTTATAGGCTGACGCTTCATCCACTACGATGAGGTCAAACCCACCCGCCATGATTTCTTTCTTGACAATGCCAACACCATCAAAGTTGATGACAACGAACTCGGCACCAAGATTCACAATCTCTTTGCGCTTACGTGCGGCTCCATAAGCGACTGATACGGTGCGGTGAATGGCAAACTTAAACAAGTCGTTCTGCCAAGCCGACTTCATGATCGACAAAGGGCAGATCACTAATACACGCTTCACTAATCCAATGGTCATGAGGTAGTCGACTGCCCAAATTACTGATGCGGTCTTACCTGTACCTTGCTCATTAAAGCAGAAAGCTTTTGGATTCCCTGTCAAAAACTCTGCTGTTGTCTTCTGATGTTCGAACGGCGTGAACCCCGGGGGACGAGGCCACGTATACTCTGATAGGTTCATTTTTTCTTACGTTCCTTGGTACTTACTTCTGATACGACTTTGTGGTTTGAGCCACGTTTGAACGAGCGATTGGCTGATGGGGTTTGGAGTTTGACTCCGTTTCCATTTGTGCCACCTTTAGATAGTGCCTTGATGTGAGCAACATCTTTGCCTTCGCGGACGTCAGCACGTCCATCTTTGTTTTTGTCTGCATTCTTTTTATCTATACCTTCTCTAGCACGCTGACGCTCTAAACGATCTGGGCTTTCACCACGAGCAATCTGCTGCTGATATTCTTTTTTATATGGGCGGGGTTTATTTACGTAGGGCATGTTAGTTCCTGTTGTATTCACATTCTCTCACTGAGCAAAACTTGCACAGTGGGCCTTGGACGGGATTCCATACCCCGTTCTCTAGCGCCGCCTCAATTCTTGCTACGTCTCGGGCGGCGGGTTCTATGTATTTTGGCATCATCTCTGAGTGGTGAATAGCCCTCACGAATTCCTTGCTGACTACAAACAAGAGCGCTGACTTCACCCTCTGAATTTCCGGAAACTTGGCGAATAATCCACAAGCGACAAGATCGAGTTGCTTCACGTCCGCATATCTCGCACTCTTGCTCGTCTTGTAGTCTATGGAGTGTGCCGTTCCCGTAGTCCGATTGATAATCACCAAATCCGCTACCCCATGCCACCATACATTCGGAGCATCGAAGTCGCACGACTCTAAATTCTTCGTCAACCCAAGTTTTACTTCGCATAACTTCTCTCCGGGGATGTCTTTTAAAACATCTAGGGTAGCTTGCATATACGCAAACTGTTCAGGGATCGGCACTCCATCACGAATATACTCCTCTGCCACAGTATGAGCTGTCTTTCCATACAGTGTTGCCTGTGTGTCAGGTTCAACAACGTCCTTTGCAATCTTGGTGTGATAGTACTTCTTAGGGCACTGTTGAAATGTTTTCAGGCTACTGAATGACCAAACGATACTCATAATTTCTTTCTGTTACAGATACGGCCCGGGCACGTATCTTGGTTGTACTGCAATAGGCTTTGCTTGCGCTTGGCCTTCACCATGCTCAAACCTAGCACCACGTGCGGCGGCGTAAGCTTTCACCACATGCGGGTAATGCCTGTCTGATGGTGCGTGTTTGGTGTCGATGTCCCAATCAGCCCCTGATGAGTCTAAACCATACACAGGACTAACATTTAACATGTCTGATAACGGCGACCTTTGTACAACAGATAGCCCATCCCCGCCAAAAAACGCATAGCTCTTAACTAAACCTTTGTCGTGCTGAAGCACCGGATGAAAGTAAATTTTATGTTGTGAAGCCTCGGGTACTTCGGAAAGCAAAAGCAACCCTGCGTTACTCTTGCCTACTGAGTCATGAAAGTTAGGTAGTATGCCGTCCCAGTCGTGCATCAATGCGTTGTCATCCCAATTTTTCTTCAGGGCATCTTTGTTACCTTTTACTTCTACAAACATACCCCCACCCCAACGGCAAGGTAAAAAGAAGTCGGGTAAGTACCGCATGATTCTGACCCCGTCGACAGTATCAACTTCCTTTTCGTACCCTTCGTTCTCGTACTTCCAAGGTATATCCAAGGTGTCAAAGAACACAGCCCATCGTGCTTCCAACCTTGAGCGAAAGCGGTAGCCCTTGTACGTAGTTTCGATTGCTTTGATTTGATTCATTCTTCATCCCATATATCGTTAGGCCAAACCAGCACAGGGGTTTCAATCCCTAGGTAGCCGCCTTCAATGTTGAATTCAATAAACTCCCGAGCTTCCTCGGCATCCATGCCGTCTCGCATCAGAACTTCTCGTATTTTCTCCGCGTCGTAAACCAATACGGATACTTGCGTACTATCACGCCAAATGCTTGCGGGCCCAATGATCGCTTCGTCGTAGCCGTCGTACTTAATCATCGCTTCAAACCCCGCACAAACACAGCAAACGATGCTGACGTATCACCAAAAGCTTTCATGGCATCAAACTCCTTGGCTACTTCTTCCAACACGTCGTTACGCAGTACAACTTTCACAGTTTCACCATCTACTCGGTCATCGTGGCATGAACAGCCACGTTCCCAACATGCTTTATCAATTAGTGTCATACCGGTGCATCCTCATGGTTATCGGGGTTGAATTTAGGGGCTCGGTTGCCCTTGTCCTTGGGGTTCGGGAATGGAGGGAAAGGCCAAGTCATAAGTCATCCCACCCTTTCTTCATTAGCGCTTCAAAGTCTTCGTCAGCTTTTATGTCCTGATATATTAGTTCCACAAACTGCATCAGACTGGCAAAGTCACCACGAACCTCAATTTCATCAATCGGATTGTTTTCTTGGTCGTGTGGAATTAATCCCGCCAACATAGCAAACGAAACGACAGCACTAAGTCGCACCCTTGAAAACTCTTTATTAACATTCTCCATAGCTTGCTCCTGCTCCTGCTTCGCAGTTAAGTGGTAACTCCATGCCCCAATCTGGGCGTGTACGCATACACATCTCAACGTACTCCTTGGCTGTATCAACTTGCGCAGTCGGCACGATACAGGCGATGGCGTCATGCACAGTCATCACAACTCGGTACTTCTTCGCAACCATGAGCATCTGCTCACCGATCACGATACGGGCTAACGCTTGGCACACGTTCTCAATTACCTTACCGCCGTAAATGCGGGTCGGTATAACTGCTTTGCCCTTCTTGGTGTCATACACCAGCTCGGACTTCCCTTCC